TAAGGTCTGCCAGCAACACGGGCGCGAGACTTCGCGGCCATTTTTTGCTTGCGGTCGAGATGCTTAGTCTTAGCATCATCGGGTGCTTCAGTCTCCCAAAATGGCTTGCTCATCAGCAATCCCACTTCCTAAGAGACTTATTAATTCGACTGTCAGGATCATTCTTCGTCTTCGCGCCGGTAAGCTGCTTTTTCATACCCTCCATCCGCGAACAGAATGAGCGACGACGCGCAGCGTCCATTTCGCTATTTTGTGCCTGTTCGCGACTAACAGGAGGCTTGAGATTATGACCCTGCGATTTAGCAGAAGCGCGGCCTTTAGCGTTGAGCCCGCCCTCAGGGTTCTTACCTTCAGAACGTGTCCAAGCCGGTGTTTTGGCCATTTACCACCTATAAGAGTGGCGGGAGCCGAAGCCCCCGCCTTTATTCTCAGAGCGAACCGTCGACGGTGTGGCCCTTCGGGGGCGTGCCGTGAGCGGCAGACGACAGCGGGTTCATGTTCGAACCGGCGCGGCCACCCGACTTGCGGGGCTTGCGACCCGCATGCATCTTGGCCTTCATGCCTTCCGGCATACCGACGTGCTTCTTGGCGGCTCCGCCCTTCTTCATGGCCTCAGCGGCGTTCATGATCTTAGGGGCAGAATTACGGCGTTCCGGCTTTGTGGCGGCGTCATTGACAACCGTACCACCAGTTTTACGACCCTTCATAGCTATTCTCCATCAGAAGGATGTTACGCAGTCAGGTTACGAGCCTGAATGTAAGTTACGGTGATGACACCGACACCAGAGCCAGTGTTGGCCGAGGTGACGAGGATCTGGCGATCTGTCGTGCCAACATCGTTCCAGTTACCAGCACGCGTTGCGTCCGTTCCCGGTGTCGCGGCAAGCGGACCGATTGCGGAAGCAGTGAGTGCAGCAGCAGCTGTGAAGAAGGTAGCCGAAGCAGTCGTACCAACACCAAACGTCGAAGCTGCGCCCGTCCATGCGGTCGTAACCATGACATCGATGCCGAGGATTTGGCTGTTAGCCGGGATCACGATGCTCGTCGAGCCGCTTGCTTGCGTAACCGGCGCGGACTGAGCCATCACGACGAAACCAACGTTGGCGACGTCGTCACCGAGCGTCGTGCCGCTCGTGTTCAAAATATCACCAGCCTTAATAGGACCGGTAAAAGTGGTCGTACCCATCTGGGTCTCCTGCACGATACGATTGCGTTGTCTGTGCAGTGTCCGCTAGGCCGGTCAACGCAATCTATTCACCTAGGTGACAGGGTGGGGGATTAACCCCACCCCAGAGTATTAGGTCGGGAACGAACCGAAGATCGAACGCCAGTTGTAGTAACCGAACGAATAACGCTCGTAGCCCTTGACGAGGAGGTTGTCAGTGACGAAATCGACTTGCATGTCGGTTTCGAACTTGATGCGCTCCATGTACGACAGGCCGTCGATGTTCGTCAGGAGGAACCATGCGGAAGGCGAGGTCAAGAAGTCGTTGACCATGTAGCTTTCCGGCAAGCCGCCCGCCGTCATCATGATGGCGTTGACGTCGTTGTCTGCCGTGCCCGGACGGAGTTCCGTCTTCGTCAGACGGATGGCAACCGGTTCGAGCTGCGGAGGAACGATCAGCTTACGACCGCGAGCGAACACCTTCAGACCTGCTTGGTCCTTGAAATTCGTACGGATGGCGATCATTGCGTTCAGCAAGGTCGCTTCGTTAAGCTCAACGTCGACCAGCGGACGGTTAGCAACAGTGCCGCCATCGATCGGGTGGTCGGTGGCAATAAGCGCCTTGCCGTCACCGCCGATGGACGCATTGTACGTCGTCGCCGTGTTCAGAATGTTGGCACCATAAATTTCCTTCGTCTGCTGGAAGGATTCGATGAGGCCAAGGTTTGACGGATGGAACTGCGTCTTATAGAGGTTATCATCGATCGCCTTGCGGGTGATCGCGTAACCCAGAGCAATTTCAGTGTGCTCTTGGTTATAGACGTAGCGTTCGCCAGCGTTGTTATCGAATGCGGTCTGGCCGCCTTCGGTCTTGAGCTGAGCGAGGCCGAGGTAACGCATTTCAGCGGTACGCTCAAGCGCCATCTTCGAGTCATGCTTCGTGAAGATCTTGTCGTACTGCGACGGGATCTGTTCGTATTTGCCTTCAACACCACGGAGTCCGGGGAGGAGAAGGTCTTTAATGGCGGAAAGATTAACAGCCATGGGTCCCTACTCCTCTTAGATACCGGTGAGCTGCTTCGTGGAAACGTTATTAAACGCCACGACAGCATAGTTATACGCACCAGAGTCCGTGCCGTTCGATCCGGGAGGTGCCGAAACGAGCGAAACAACGCGGAACGGGAGCGTGTTGGTGGTGTTGAGAGTCGAGGTATCGAGGTAAGCACCCGAGATACCCGTGGCCGAATTGCCCGTGCCGATGGCAAAGCCAATGTTGGCATTGATGTCAGCGAAGGCCACGCCGGTTGCGTCGGACTGAGCGACGAACTTAGCGTTCGGATCGTTCACGACGTAAGCTTCAACGTTGCCGTTAGCATCCGAACCGGGCCAATAGTTCGACCAGACGGTGCGCTTCTGCGACGTGGAAAGGTATTTGCAGCCAACGAAGATACCGGCAATCTGCACCGAGTTCGACGAAGCCTGAGCGATGTAGCCAGTGTTCAGCGGAACAACCGGGTCACCGAAGTAAATTGCAGTCGTGTTATTCGAGGCAATGGTCATCGCGACCTGTTCGTAGGTCGGAGCGGAACCCGTGCCCGAATACTGACGAAAACCGAAAGGCGCGTTCGTGTTCGCCATGACGGATTCTCCTTATCGGGAGGTCTATCATCGCACACCGGGGCGACTTAAGAACCGGGATCAAGTTAAGCTTCCACACCGGGGGAAGCATTATCAGAGTAACAGAATCTAGAATATGTGTCAATAATTCAAATACATTTTGGCCGGTGAGTCTCCCCACCGGCCATTAGAAGGATTACTCTTTCGGGATCGGCATCGCCTCGTATGCCTTTTTGATCTTCGGCGCAACGCGAGGATCGTCGCGGGTCATCGTACCATCCGGGGTACCCGCAATTTGCGCTTCTTTGGCGCGAACTTGGCCAATAGCGCGACGACGCTCGATTTCGCGGGCTTCGTCGACCAGCTCTCTCGGGCGCTCCATGAGGATCATGCCCTTACGTTCGATATGAACGTAATTTCCACCACTCGGCATCATTTCCGGGTGACGCGATGCAGGTACCGGCTCCCACCCCATGCGGGTAAGAGCGACCATGTGAGACGGTTCTTCCGCACCGAGAGTAAGCTTGCGCTTCCACTCGTAGGACCAACCGGGTGGCGGTTCGGGCGCGGCGAATTCGTCTACGCCGTCATCCATGCTGCCGAGATGCCCACGGATCTCTGCAGCGCGGCGAGCGGCGCGATCGCGGGGATCCTCTTCCTTCGCCGTTACCGGGCGAGGATCGGGGCGAGTAGTCTGCTTGTTAGCGATGATTTTCGAGTCCATTGGAACACCTTATTAGTGAGGCAATTTGCCTTCTTTGATCAGTTGCGCCTTGTTCTTGGCATATTCCTGATCAGTCATACCCATCATTTGCGCCATTTCGCGTTCTGCCGACGTCAAACGAACAACGTTCTGACGAACGCCGTTGTTGTTGGTCGGGTTACGAGATACTGGAGCGGCGGGAGGAGCGCTTCTACGCTGCGTTGGAGCCGAAGCGGAGGACAGAGAGCTTTCGTCCTGTTCACGAACGGGTGTTCTCTGGGATTGCTTGGACACTTTGAGAACATCTTCGACATACTCAAAGTATTCGTCGGTATCCGCAGCATAACCGTCGGCAATCGCCATATTGTGTGCGGCGACCATCTTCTGGTTAAGGCGCGGGTCGGTGACGAATTGAGGATTCTTGCGAACCCAATCGGCGGACCGAGGAGATAGCTGAGAGGCCAGAGACTCCACCGGATCGTCCGGGATATCGTAAGTAGGGCGCGGACGAGCCTCAAGAGCCATCTTTCCATTTTCAAGCTGCATCAATTTCGCAGCGTTGCTGGACATCGCTTCTTGAATATCTGCCACGGAGTCGTAGTCATTAGCCGCCAGAGCCGCCTTGTAACGCTCTTTGAGCATCTGCGTGTCATTCTTCACCGTGTTAATAGCGGTGTCGAGTAATTGCAGATTGGTGTCGTGAACGTCTCCGGAGGCTTGAGTGGCCTTCTTTGTCGCTTCACGAGCACGCTTCTCGGCGTCAGCGCGT